AACTTGAAAAGTTCCGGTTACACTAGCAGTATCAACAACAATTGTAGTAGTCGTGTCGCTGGATACGGATGCAATAGTTGCATCATAACCGGTGTATACTTCAACGTCAGGCCAATAGTTCAACTGGTTGGCAACCAGTGTGAATGCGTCGGTTGTTCTTTCGTCTAAGAAGTCTATAGGTGCTTTACCTAAAACTGCATTGTTGAACAATTGCAAATTAGGATAAAACTGAATAATAGGTCTTTTTGCTTTGTTTCCTTTAGTTGCATATGTTGTAGCAATTGTAGGGTCGTTCAAGTAAGTAGCAGTTGCATTGATAACATCAATATGGAACCATCTGTTACTTCTAGACCATGGATTTCTGTCAATTGAGTTTCGTGCGATTGTTATGTAATCTTGTAACACCGGGACATACAAAGTAACATCATAGTTACCTTCATCGTATGGTAAGGTGTCATACGGCACGAATGCTCCTTGGGTAAACTGTTCTGGTACAATTAAATCTTGGGTATTGATCAACTCAATAGCAGTACCCACACCCTCAACATAGTACTCACCGGTCGTATACTTAGCAGGGTAAATATCCCCAGAAAAACTAACTTTCAATCCATTAGTGAACACTACATTATTAGGTGAGGTGTAAGTTTTTTTACCAAGTATAGATTCTAATATATTGATTTGATTAGTAGAGTTACTATCAACTAGTTTGATTACACCTACTTTATTGGCATCTTCACCGTCTTGGTAATACAGTGTATCTAATAGTGAGCTTAGGTAAGGTATTAAATTAATAGTGCCGGATACATTTCTATAGAAGCCTCGACCTACCCATTCAGTACCATATAGAGGAATAATCTTTTCATTTGTAGGTATCGATCCATATGGGGTAAGTTTTAATACCGGATCAGATACGCTACCCTCATATGAAATAATATAGAAATTTGCAGAAACATCTGTGTAATACCCACCATCAAAATTATTATCGTCAGCAGATGTACCGGGATACACCCATGGTGAATTTCCACCAGCCTGGTCATACAAAGTATCGTCGTAGAAGGGACCCACGAATCCAGTTTCACCAACAACACCGGTGTTGTAGAACATTATAACTCTACCGTTTAGTGCGGTCACTCCGTCAATATTTTTAACTGTGCTTAATAGTTGACCGTTAATGGTGTCAAACGGGGCAGTACATACTAAATCAATAGTGTTGTTGCCCGGAAAATCATATTCGCTTTGTGATGTTTTTGTAGGAACAGTGAATGTCACACTCCCTACTTCTGCCCCGTTATTGTCAACACCCAATACATCTCTTGTTTGAACATTGGGCTGTGATGGATCGTAACCAGTTACGCCAGGCTTACCTTGAATCCAAAACGGAGAAGTTTGATTGACAGTGAAAGTGTATGTTCCACCGCGGATTAGAGTGATAGTAGGGTTAGTAGATCCTGCAGGATTTACATCACTTGAAATGTTGTAACCGTTGGGCAAATCTTCTACTGAGAAAGTCGTTGCATTGTAAACTATATCAGTTGTAATGTTTACCGCTGGCGCGCCCTCAGGCAACCAATAATATTCGTTGAAATTTATTAATGTGTCTAGGTTTACGAACGGATCCCAAGAATAAAATTGGGATTGAAATAATCTATCGTTGTTATTTACAATGCCGCCGTTTAGGTCAATTGCGTCCACTAATCCAGGGTACGACACAAAATCAGTTGCAGTGGATGTATTGGTTTTTGTGAAGACTACGCCGGGGTCTAATTGATAATCTGTTCTTGTCTTAGTTGGCTCTATTACATATTTGTCTTTAGCATTTATACCATAACCAAATTTAGTGCCAACATAGCCTTCGATTTTCATCGTGTTAGGCTGGTCAACTATTTGATCTAATGTTGCTCCTAAAAACTGAGCATTAGTAGGTGTTCTGAAAACCTCTGGTAAAAAGTTTAAAGTTCTGATTCTTGTTGCCATTGTAAATCCAAATATTATATATACTACTTATCTTATTTGTAATTGTGCGGGAGTAAGTGCCGCGATTACGACTACATCATTTGCCGTTGCACCGTTGACAAAAATCTCATACGGTGCTGATTTAATTTCATATAGATCACCAAAATTCATTGTAGGGTCATTTGGTACTAATACTATAGAACTGACTAAGGTGCCCAACTTCGCATGTAAGTATGCACTTAATTCAGAGAAATAGAAGGTGTCACCGAAACTCCAATTATTAATATTGAAATAACTGTTCATCGCTGACAATACTGCACTACGAATTTCACTGTCGCTTGCATTGGTTGATTGTGATTTTATAACTTTGACTGTACCTTGTAATTGTCTAGGAGCTTTTGTACCAAATAGAGGAACGAATCTAACACTGTTCATTATTACACTATCGGTCAACATTTTATAATCATCAATTTTACCATAAGCCTGTTGCAACTCGTTTATTGTAGGGCGATCCGGTTCTACTAAAGTACCAGTCGTATCTTGTATCCAATTTTCATATGCTGTATAGTACGCCTGTGTTACTAGATACAAATCAATAATGTTTGTAGTTGCCGGATCAATGCGGGTGGTGTTGTTGCTATTGTGGCGATATTGGAATTGCAATCCTTGTCTACCCGGTTGCATCAAATATTGTAGTTGTTCTACCATAACATAGTAAGGAGTATTTACAGTGTTATCCTGTACTGACTTATAGAATTTATTTTCTGAATATGCATAGAACAATTGTCCTTCAGGATATTCATACTTTACAACTTCAATTGTGCTTAAATTAGGATACTGATATGAAACGGTGCTTGAGGATATTAATTGATATCTACTCAAATTGACCGCGTCTTGTATTAATTCAAAGAAGGTGTATATTCCAATATTAGTTGATCCGTTTTCATATCCAGTGACGGTGTAGAAAAAGTCGGGATCTTGAATAATTTCGTTGTTGTTTACATCGATACTTGCAACTTCAACTTCAAAGTCATTTACATAACCATCACTCTCTATTGTTTGACCAATAATACTTACCTGTACTGGTTTAGCTAATGGATAATTGCTACTAGGTTGTGTATTTGTTTCTAATACTTTTACATAGTCAGATAAGATTTTACCAGTGACCGGATCATAAACTAATTTACCATTCTCAAACCAGAATCTAGTGTCGGCTACACTACCGAAATAATATCTAAGTGAGCGGTAGTATACTCTGTATGAATTGTTTCCAACCGATTCAAAATTAACGAACCAACCGGTAGTATCATATCTACCAATAGACCAGCGATCCTGTGATACTAACAAAGAATTATTGAACAATAATGAGAAACTTTGGTTCAATTCCATTCTAGTAATAGCTTCATCGACAACTATCTTAGGTAAAGTGTTGCTGAATGCCGGAATAACTTGTGTAATTATTGCACCTGATGGCACATAACCATTTAATGTCACTGGACCTGTGCCGTTACTAAAGTTACCTTCACCGTTGTTACTACCATCACCTATAACAGCCAATGCAGTAGTCCAATAATATATAGAATCAGATGGGCTAGGTATACCTACCACTAAACGATTGTTGCTATCGAAATAGTAACCGCTAGGTGCTGTTACTTTTATCAATGCACCTTGTGTTATGTATTTTACATTGTGTGTAGAATATGTTCCGATAGAGATTGGTACATTATCTGAACCTGATACATTATAGAAATAACCAGTAATACTATTAGCATCTACTGTGGTTGTGTTCCAATAAACAGTTCCGTCACCTGATGAACTGTTTATGTCATATCGTGTATAATTTTGCAAATAATATTGTTTCGCACGATTGTTTGACAATTCAACTGCTAAATTGTCAGACAAGAATTTGATAATATCACCAGTGTTTGTAAAATCAAACAGTAACCAACCATTGTCGCTGTTTTGATAAATTCCACCATCATTGGCGTACGAGTTTGTGCTAGAATATTTTCCTGTAGGATCTAATAAATCTAAGTTTTTAGAAACACCGATAGAACTGCGATTGATTGCCTTGCTTTTAATAATTGAACTGTATAATGTATATGGGAAATTATTGTAATCTTCCCCGTTAACCATTCTGTTTTGAGTATAATAACGAGCAGGTGCACGTAACTTAATATCAGCTAATGTTTCTCTTACTTGGGCAGTTGTTACTGGAAGCTGTAATTCCAATCCTAGTGTTAGTGCTTCTGTTCTTCCTGCTCGGCTTATGTACTGTATTGTTACGGACAAGCCTTGCATTTCATTAGGATCAATAGTATATGTAAGTGCGTTACCGGAACGAACATATGCTCTGAATTGACCAACCGGTGCCTCAGAAAATACGCCATCTCCAAATGTATAGCTTACTTGATCATTGAATCTTGATACTACTGAAAATACTTTTTTGTTACTTGTTTCAGTTTGCAATGTAGCGTTAGCGTACACACTTTCTACTTGTTTCCAAAGTGTTCTGCTACCGTTGTTTGTGCTTATTTGATATAACCATGTGTCAGAGTTATTGATACCTTGAATATCAATGTCTACTACTTGGTTCGATATTTGCTGTGCTAAATTGAAGTCATAAGACTGCAATGTTCCCTGTTTAAAATAAAAGAAGAATCCGGTGTTAGGGCTACCGTAACCTAATTTGTCGTTACGATACAGCATATTAAACTTACCGGTCGGTGCTGGAGGGAGTTCATACACATAATCTTCATCTAGACTAGTTACTGACACTAATTCGAATGGCATGTTGATAGTATCAACTGTTGAAGAAAAAGGAATGATAGGTAGGCTATTTAAGGGTATGTTAATAGCGTACTCATCTGTTTTAACACCTAATAATTCTTGGCTGTTTCCAGGACGACCAACACGCTGACTATTAATTAATGTCGCATTTACGACAGTGTTGAATTGTTCTAACCAGCTAGCATTGGCAGGATCATTCCATAGTATAATTTGATTGCTCAAATTCAACCCGTTTAAATCAGTGATATTTTCAGTGGTTTGAATGCTCGTTACTTTGATGTAACCTTGTCCTGCTATATTTCTTTTTGGATTATAGCTAACTAAATTAGCTAACTTGATAACAGAATCACGGCGTTCAGCAGTGTCAATGAAGTTTTCACGAGTGTTCAAGTCGTTGCGGAATGCAAGACCTTGACCCATAAACGCCATAATATCTAACAATGCAATGAATTCGCTCGATTCGATAAAATCGTTGAAAGTTTCAGGGTAATATGTGCGTAAGTAATCAATGAAACTCTTGCGCAGGGTTTCATAGTCGTAACTTTTGAAGTCGGCTTCACGGAATGTTTGGTATATTGCTTGCCAATCATTGGTACCGAACAGTGCTGATTGTCTTGAACTTGTAGCCATGGATAGTGTTCTCTTTTAAGTATTTATCATACTTAAAACCCGAGATTTTAGACTAGTGTGGCTTGATTTGTTAAATTATTGAAGAAAATATTAAGGATAGAAGCATCGTTAAAGGGTGCTACAGCTATCTCAACTTCGATTAAAATGCCGTTATCCTGTACAAATGACTTTACTGAATTGAGTAACAGTCTAGGATCAGATGTTGCCACCCTGGTTATTTCGTTTTCTATTTGAAATTGAGTATCTAGATTATTTGGCTCAAAGATATAAGACCACAAATCTGTCCCATAGTTAGGATTTCCTACCTTTTCGCCCTTCCGTATATTCAATGCATTAACAAAGTCTTGCAGGACCAATGGAGCATCTACTAATCTATACTTCTTTCCAGGATTTATAGATTGCACAACACTACC